TCTATTGCATCAACACTTCTTCCGGTGTCAAGTATTTTGTCTGATACCGTTCCGTTTTTCATTGCCTCTTTAAAAGCTGTTATAGCATTTGGTAAATTTAATGCAGCAGATTTTAAATAAGTTGGAACATCGGAAAATTTATACGTCCTTGCCTGTTTGTTTAATGGGTGTCTGAATAAATCGTATGTTGCAGTAGCAGTTAATTGTAAAGTTCTTGTTAGAAACGTATTTAATAAGTTTCCGCTAATATTCCTTTCGTGTGATCTTATACTTGAAAGCATATTAGTATATCTATATGCGTCAAGATATTCTTTTAACGTTGGTGGAAATAACTCCGCTATCGTATTTAAAACCTCGTACGTTGCTTTTGTTTTTGCTTCACCTTCCGGTAATTTATCAATTTCAATAAGTCGTTTTTGCAGTGCGTCTTTTTGTTCAGCTAATCGTTTTTCATATTTCTTTCCGAGTTGTTTTGCTTTCTTTTCAGCAGCCTTTAATATGGTTAATGGATTTGCTTTACCCCATATACTTGCAGCCTGAACAAATTGTCCTGCTGCCCTTAACTGCTGATCGTATGAATTTATTATTTCTATTGCCGAATCGTAGTCTTTAATATTTTCATAGTGTTTAATGAGCCTAACTGCTTTTGCTGATTTTTCAGCAGACGGTGGTGAATCTGAAAGGACTTCTTCTTTTACTTTATTTACATCTGAAGTAATTTCCTTGTCTGCTTTCGTAATCGCTTCTTTATTTGTTTTCTGTTTATAGAATTGATCTAATTCGGCAGTCTGTTGTTTTGTCTTAACATCAGCCTCACCCTTTTCTACAACCGAATCAAGAAACCCTTTTTGTCTTTCACCCTCACCAGGAATTTGTGTTTCTTTTTTAAGTTTAACTACTTTTTCATCAAGGAAATTCTTTAATTTTTCTTCAGCTAATCCCTTATCTGTTTCTGATAATTTTTTATAAAAGTCTTGTTCTTTTAGCCAATCAACACCCTTCTGAACTGCATCAGCTAATTTAGCCCCTCCCTCAACCGCAAGTGCTACAACCTCTATTGATCCATTAATAATTTCTTTTGCAAAAGGTATTGTAGCAAGAGTTATATCGTCACCTATTTTTGCCTCACGAATACTTGCTGCTATTTCTTTTCCACTTTCTGTAATTGACTTCTCTGGTTTAGTAACAATATTATTTATTTCCGTATCTATTTCTGATTCGAGTTGTTCAATGCTTCCTTTTTCAGTTGCAGTTTCTTCTTTAGTTTCAAGAGCCTCGACAACTGATTCAGACTTTTCAATCTCGTCTGCTGTTCGCTGCTCATACTTATTGATTGTGTTTCCATCAGTTTGTGTTTTGAGTTCTTCTTTTATGGTTTTTAATTCGGGTATATTTGCGTCTTCAGGAAATAAGTCAGTTCCATCTTTTACTCCTTTGCGTGTTTCTATACGAGCATTAACGCTATCTATAAATTCTTTCCCCGTTGATGTAAGACCGTATGTTCCGTCATCAAATTCTTCGAGATACCCGTCTTTTGATAATCTGTCTAATGCACGACCCCTGATAGATAAATTTCCGTTTTTATCATATTTGTTTATTTCAACAATACCTTCCGAGGTGATCTCTCCTTTTTCGTCTTTGTAACTTTCCGAAATATCTTTTTCTTTAAACGACTTAAACAAAAGGCTTCCGTCTCCGAGTGAAACATTTTCATATTTACCTTGTTCTGCTATTTCTTTTATTGCCTCAATGGGTTCTGTGATTACCTCCGGTGCAGGAGTAATTTTTTTCCCTGTAACTTCGGGTTTTACTTCTGATACAGGTGGTGCTTGTTCTTTTACTTCGGGTGGTTTTATTTCATCTACAAATTTTTTAACTTCTTCGGATTTTGCAGCTTCTTCAACAGCGTCAGCCAATTCCTGAACTTCCGATTCTGTTGGCGTTTCTCCTTTTTTTATCTTTTCAACAACCTTTACCTTTTCGTTTAATTTACCTCCTGCCTTTTCAAGTTCAGACTTATAATAGTCTGAAACATCTTCCGTTTTTATGTATTCAGCAACGCTTTCTCCAACTGTTCCTGCTTTTTCTTTTGCATACTTCATTGTTTTACCTACAACTTTTCCTGCAACTGGGAGCAACAATATAACCGTAGCAACGTCGGCTATCTCAACAGCGTCCTTTTGTTCATCGGAAAGATTTTCCAACACACCTGTTTTTTCAAGCACCGTAGATATTGGTGCGAAAATAGCACTACTTATTGATTCGGTAATATTAATATCTTTATCTATAATGCCTGTTTCTTTTAACGCTGTCGGTATTGTTGTTAATAACGAACCCGCTAATGGATTATCTTTCGTTGCTTTTTCTATTGCACCTATTCCACCTAATGCAACATTAAACGCATAAATACTTGGGTACATATTAAACATAGCAGACATAGTTCCGCTAATTGTTTTCATAAATCCACTACGCACCTGTTTTTCTTTCAGGTCAGCGTATTCTTCTTTTGTGTAAACTTTATCCTTTGGCGGATCGGTAGTCATCATCCCTATACCAGTAATAGCTTTTCCGACTGATTCTGCTGCACCAAGTAACAGTGCCCCAATTATACTATTGCTTATTAAATCATACCCATCATGCCACTCCTGTTTTGTTAGTTTTTTTGGAGTAACAAAAGACTGTATTGTATTAAAATATGCAATATCCTGTTTTTCCTCTATCGCACCTTTTATTTTTGTAGCATAAGGGTCAAGCATCTTCCTTATTTCTTCACCTTCCTTGCCTAAATTCACAAGCGTTAATCCCTTCATTCGTAACGCTTCTTTGCTTTCATCAATATTGTTAATGTTTATTTTAGATAATGCCTTGTCAGCATAAATATCAGCATCAACGTAGTTCTTATTTTTATTAGCTGAATAAGAAATGTTTATTGCATTTTTCTGTGAAGGATTTAATTTGTATGCCGTTTTATACGCTTTCTCTGCTTCTGTAAAATTATCCTGTCTTATATAATTATTTCCTGATAATTCGTATATGTATGGTTTGTAATATTCTTTTGTCTTTTCGTCAATGGTTTCGGAATTAGCAACAGAAGCTAACATGGCGTTGCTTTTAACAGGATTCGTTTCTGCATTTTGATACGCTGCATTTATTATTGTATCAACGGTGGAAATTTCATCTTTCTTGCTCTGTATTTCTTCTTCTGTAAATGGTATTTTTACGTCTGCCTTTTCTTGCTCTGCCGAATATTTAGAAGAAAGTTCTGAAAATGAAGGTGTTTTAAATATTGGTTTTTCCTCTGTTATCTTAAATGGTTCAAGTATTCCACCACCAGAAACTGGTTCTTTTTCGTAAATAGCCTTTTCCTTTTCAGCTAAATATTCTTTTCTTAAAAGTTTTGCTTTGGTAGTATCTACACCGGGAACGTTTACCGCTTTGTCAAAATCTGCATCAGATAATGAAGCTAACTGATCTAATTTCTCTAAAGTGTAACCATGCTGTTTTGCAAGTTCCTCTAACTTATTATCTTTCGCAGTAGATTCCGAAGGTTGTTCCAAAGATTTTGAAACAGGTGTGGTATCGTCTTTTTTTTTTAACTTAGTTTCAAATTCATCGTATTTACCTATATCAAATTCAGCAGAAACAGCATCGAAAAAACTCTTTCGGTCTTGCTCTGTCTGCATTTTTGCAAGGTAGTCATCATACGTTCCAATATCAAATTCAGCAGAAACAGCATCATATAAACTCTTTGCTTGTAATGTATCTAAATCTGGCATATTATTTAGTTCCCCAAGTTATTGTTTTTTTTGTAGTAACAGGTTTCGTAACAGTTTCTCCACTTAATATCTTTTCTAATTCTTTTTTAGTAATTGTTTCTTTTGGTAATCCTGTATCTTCATAAGATTCAAGTAACTTTTCTCTTACTGCGTTTGTATATGGAAGCAAAAGATTATCATATTTTTTAGAACCACCTAACGAAAGTTGATTTACTGCTATTGCATAATAAGAATTACCCAACGGGTCTGTAATTTTCTGAATAGCCTGTGGTTTAAATGTTGGGTTTCCAGAAAGTTCGTATGTGTTTCCTGACGTAGGATCATAAGCAAAGTTTGCTGAAGCTGTTATTTCTTTCTCAAAATCACTTATGTTATATTCTTGCGTATCTACTTTTACCTTTTTACCATTTTTTAGAGTATATAATGGTGTTCCAGATATATAATCTCCGAGTTGTTTTTTAGCACCATTTCCGGAACCACCGTCATCATTATCCTTAATTGAAATAGAAGCAGAAGAACCAACATACGGTTTTGCTTTTTCTAATAAATAATCAGATACATTTTTAGCTGTTGTTGCCCCCGTATTTAAGTCGTTTGCATAATTTATATCAGTAACAGTTTTAAATTTACTATCAGTTGCATATCTTGTATCAAATGAAGTCTTTACTTTCAAATCTGATTTTGTTGTCGCACTTGAACCAAAAACGGGAGTTGATAATGCTGTTGAATCTGCACCAATTTTACCTGCGTCTGAAATAACTTCGTCTAACCAATTATATTTATCTTCTTTTTCTTTTGGTTTTAACTTCAACGAAAGGTCAGCAACATTTCTTACTGCTTGTTTTTTTTCTCCGTCAGAAGCATCAGGGAATGTTTCATTTACATAATCAATACTCTCTCCGACTTCCTTATATATATCAGGATATAGTGTTTCGTTTTCCTTAATAGCATACCACGAAATAGGGTCTTTCTGTGCTGCTATTTTAGCCCACGAATCATCCTCTATTTCGTTAGAATGTTGTTCAGCGAAATCAATATTTTTCTCTATCCATTTTGCCTGAAAATCCGAAACGGTTGCTGCTTGTTTTAGTTTATTAAAAGCATTTTGATACCTAAAATCCATCTGTGCAGTAGCAATACCACCATTTGTAACCAATTCATCTAAATATTGTTTTTCAAGTGCCTCCTTTTGTGGCTGAATTATACCTAAATTATCTATTGCAAAATCAGTAGTAACTTCTTCTTTTAGCATCTTGCTTATGCGTAATCTCTCTGCCTCCCTGCCGTCTTCTTTCGCTTTTTGTAATGCAGCAAGTTTTGTTCCAAACCCCTGCATTGCAGTAACAGGATCAAATGAAGAAGCGGGGAACTTTATTATTCCCACAGATAATGGATCTCTTAACTTTTTAGCCATTAGAATTTGTAGTTTCTAAATTGATCGAGTATTGAACTTGTGTTGAAACCTGAACTTTTTTTTGGATTCCACATGCTTTTCATTCTTGTAAGTAAATCGTTTTGAGTAGGAACATCTTTTGCAAATGAAGACAACCCAAGTTGGCTCATTAAATCATTTCCCTGTTTTTGATTTTCAGAATCACCTATACCAAAACTTTTTAACCAAGTAGCATTATTACTTTCTGCTATTTCTTTCATGTTTTTTAAATACGCATCAGTAGTTGCTGCACTAAAAGCACTACCTGCAATATCTGACAACCCTGCCATAACATTTTCACCACCGGCTTCCTGTAAATTACTTGCAGTAGTCATAGCATCAGTATATGGCATCTGTTTATCCCATTGCCATTTTAACGCTTCCTGAGTAGCCATATTACCTAACTGCGACCTTAAAGTAGCCTGATTGGTATTATAGTTTTCTCCTGCTGCTATTGCCAAATCTCTTAACGATTCCTGCTCTTGTCCCGCAAGTGTAGATACCTGACCAAGTATTGAGGCAGGACTATCTGTAGCTTGTTTTGATTGTGCTATTGCAGAAGCCGTTGAACCTGCTAATTTTTGTTCAGCAAGTTCTTGTCCGGGTATTTGTGTCTGCAACGCCTGTTGTTTTGCTGATTCAAGTGCTTGTCTTACACTGTCAGGTATTTCATAATCCGGTCTTTTCTCTTTTGCATACTTCGATGATTGTATAAGCTGAGAAAGACCTACGCCACTTTTTATAAGTGAAGGTATTGATGAAATTAACGAAGCTGCTATTAATGGGATTGGCATAACTTATGATTTATCTGTCAAAAATAATGTATTAAATTTAAGTAAGCAAACAGAATTTAAAACCGCCCTAAAACACAGTGCTTTTGAGGACTTCTTATCAACGCTGTTATTTTACACCAACAAAGGTCGCAGTGGCAATAAATCCCTAATTTCCTGTTTAAATATTTTACGTGTTCGCACTCATCACAAAACGCAAGTCTTTCCTCTGCCATTTTCTCTATTTCTTCATTTACAAATAATAGATTTTTATACCCGTCAACTATCTCTTTACACTTACCCATTATTCCGTTCCGCTATTATAAGACTTGTTTACATTTACATAGGCACTGTATAATACTACATGATCCGGATGATTGTTTTCAAGCGTTATCTCAATAGTCTTTCCTATTAAATTACGCCCATTTAATAACGCTTCGAGTTGATTTATAAATCCTGGCGTTGACATATCATTTAAAAAGTCAGCATAATAAAATCCCTCTTTTAAAACAAATTTGCTTTCAATAAGTCTGCTTGTCATTCCGTTTGGATATTCGTCACATGCAGGTATCTTTATTGTTGCACTCCACGCCTTGTTTGAATCGTATGCAAGTGACAAAAACCGCTTCACCGATGTAGGTTCAATGTTACATATAAACGTAACTTTTTGAGGGTATTTTACACCAAAGAAATTACCATGAACCTGATTGCTGTTTTGTAACCAAAACTGACCGTTTAAAAATGCTGCAAAGGCGTTACCTGCATAAGCATATCCTTCCGGAAAAAAATTATAATCTGACTTCCATTCATTTAATGGTTCACAAAAAGAATACGTTGCTTTCCTGCTAATTCTTTCAGGTGTTTCTTGTAAAAACGAACCATCTCTTGCAATTTCAGGTGAAGTGTATATAACACCAATAGGTATTACAGTTCCCAGTTTATTCCAATACAATGAAAGTATATACTGTTCTTTGTCTTTTTCATAAGCACCTAAGGCAAGTGTTGACATTGAACCATTCATCTGATCTCTCCATGTTTTAAAAACACTTACCATGCCATAATCAGATATTGGAAATAACCCGTTTGCTGAATCTCTTATAACCTGCCCGTTTATTTCGTCAAAGAAATATAATGCCCTATTCCATGAAACACAACTTTCCGGGTGTTTTGTCCCGTAAATCTCTACAGGAACACGTATCGTTCCTATCGTAGAACTTTTTACGTATAAGTTGGTAGTTCCGTCTGCCTCTGCCGTAGAAGCAAGACCAACGTAAATACTTGTGCATTTAGTGTGTTGTATTGCTTTTAAAACATTTCCAACTTCTATTAAACTTTCTATGTTACCAAACTTATCAGCTAATTGTTCAATGTTTAAATATTCAAACTTGCAAATATCATTTATCTGCGTATTTTGAATAAGTTGCCCCCCCCAACGGAAGTTTGCTATTAACCTGCGTTGTTTTTGGTTTCTGTCAACAACATTAGGTCTGCCAATATCGCATGAATCAGATACGTAAAAGTCTGACAAATGTTCGCTTTCACAAGGAAAATATTGGAATAATACGTCTGACTGCGAAGCCCACCTTAACTTATAATAACAGTCGCCACTGTCAAATGTTCCTGTTGCCGGTTGTAACGCTGTCTGATCTTGCGTTCCTCCTTTATGGTATCTCGTAGCAAGTCCTGCATCACCTATTTCAAAACATTCACCTATCTCGTATAATATCTGTTCACTTATGTTTTTCTTTGGTCTGTAAACCTCTACAACAACCTCGTTTATCGGAACGCCTATATCTGTTATAAAGAATGAAGTATCAAAATACTCAATTATAAATTCATTGGTAGTTGCATCGTAACCAATTATTTCATAATCTACTTTATCAAGATAGTTTACGCTTGTCGTATTGTAGTTATCTACAAAAGTCCACTGACCGTTTACTCCTGATCCAAAAAGAATAAATCTTATCCTGTCACCTTTTTTCCAAATCCATGAATTTAATATTGACTTCGGAACTTTCGTATTATAATCAGATATTGACGGGTTAAAACTAATCCTTACCTTACCGTCAACATAAGACATTGCTTTAATGTTATACTGAGTGTAATTAAGTATGGAAGTATTTTTAGAATATACCCACTGATAATGTGTAGCCCAATCTGGCGGTATATGGTTAATGTTCCATTTTATCAAAGACCTGAATCCTCTCGTTGTGGTAAGTCCTGCGGTACCCATTTCCTCTGATAACAAAGGAACGTATATTGTGCTATCATCACTTACATTTGACGCACTACTCCTGTTTGCCCTGTCATAATATACAAGTCCAAACTGGTGACTTGCACCGTCTTTAAAATCTTTTGCTTTCTTAAACTTTTTTATCCACGTTGCTAATATTGCAGGATTGTTTATATATGCGTAAGGTGTTGAATTCGGTGCGTAATAAGTGTATATGAAAATCTCATACGGACCACTATTTGGTGTTACGAAAGACCCAACAATAGAACCTATTTTTAATGAAATCTGTGCTGCAACAGATTGTGGATATGTAGCAATGTCTGAAAAACCTATAATGTGTGAAATGATAACTGGATTCGTTGTTGTAACCAAACTTGAATCTGTTATTGCTTGGGTAAAATTAACCTGTATGATATCACCTTCGCTTACAGTTGTGGGCAGTGTTACCTTTGCATAGTGAGGAAGTGCATTAAGAGTTACCTGTAAAGATGAAGTTAAATCGCCAAACTCTATTATTTCCTTTTCGGTAGTAAGACTTACGTCAATATCTACGTTATCATAACCCTCTGTAATATCCCCGTCAACGATTTTGTTTTTCTCAATAAGTGCAGAAGAATCACAAAGAATAGGAACGTAGTCAAACAACCTTATTATATCTGAAGGGTCTGCTATATCCTTAATTTTGTCGCTGTAAAACTTATAGGTATAAGTTATATCGTCATTTATCAACTTCGTTCCGTCAAGTTTATATTTTTCTATTCTGTCAACAAGATACCACATACTGTTATTACACGAAACGTCAACAGGAGTAGTATCATCTGTTTCAGAATTACTCCTTGCATAAATCTTAATTGCCTTAACGGTATGTGTGCTTGTATTTACGTTTATGTCAATACAGTTGTTGTAGTGCAACTCGTTTACGAAATCACCCGATAAAGTTTCCTCATTATACTGTATAGGCATTTTTGTAATCGGTGCAGCAACGCTTGTTTCATTGTCATCATATACATACTGATACGTGAATTGAAACGTGCTACCACGAAGGTAATTAAAGTTAAAATCAAAATCATTTACGTATGTGCAATATGGTGAAAATTTAGGAGGCCACTTTATCCTGTCAATGGTTTGCTCATTTACATAGGTGTAAATATCTTCATCAACAATAATTAATTGACCTCCTTCGGGCAATGTATTTGTTCCAAAAGGAATATCTGTTACAACACTTGTTGCTGTAACGGCTGTAACTATGGCTGTTGTATTATATTGCGGATTTGTAAATCCTGCGTCCTGTTGTATGTAAATAGAACTCCCTACAGTTATTGATGAAGGGATTGCCTGTGTTCCTATAAATGATACAAATCCTGCCGTATATTGATTATCAGTAAAAGACCATACATTATTTGTATAAGCCAATGCTTTATCAATATTTATTTTTCTCGGTGGGTTTACTCCATCAGTCCAAAATAACAAACCCTGAACTACAAAACAATGATTTATCCTGTTGCGTAGATTACTGCTGAAATTTAAGTTAACATTAAATAATGCTGTAAGTCCTCCCTGTAAAATACACTCAATAGTGTTTGTGGAAATTTTATACCTTAATATGCTGTCATGCCCGTTGTTGTTATAAACAAAATATATCAGTGCATTATTTTCTAAATCTGTGCAACTGCCTATTTCTCTATTATAACCAGAAGGCAAAGTATAATTAACAAGCGTGTTTCCTAAGACGTTCTCAATAGACCCAACATTGCTTTTTTCTGAACTACCTACCCTGCTGTTTATAGCAAAACGATAACCCTTAATAGCTCTTTCATCGGTATCCTGATCCTGTCCGACAACAAAATTATTTGCAATCTTTGTTCCCATTATCTTTTTGCAGTCTGTTTTGACGCACCATATAAGGTATCTTTGAACTCGTCACAGGTAAACATACTCTGGAAATGTGTAAGCAATTTTAGCTGATCTTCGTACTGTTCTTTTTTGCGTTCTTTCTCATTCATCGGAACAAGAGAGTTATTTTCAATGCTCTGCCATATTACATATTGCCTGATTGTAGCCATTACTTCTCTTGGTACAAGAGTTTCTCCTTCCAAAGAAATTCCACTTGAAACATATTCCAACAATATCGAAGTCCCAGGAACAGACCCTTTTAAAACAATCAACCTGCTTTCTTTATCTATTCTGAAATAGGCTACATTCTGCCCTCCGCTTGTTCCATATTGATGTGAGTAAGTTGAAATATTATTAATGTAGTCAGTGACATCCATGCTTTCATAACCCTCTATTGTCGTATTGTCAACAGGTGGGTTTTGTGGATCTCCGCAAACCATTTCCGCCTGTAACGGTAGTGAATCATCTTGTGTTAAAGTCCATATTCTCCCGTTTACAACGATAGCAGGTGGCTTTACATAATCAATATAGTCCGAAGGTAACGCTACTGTATTTATGTCTGAAATAGGCAAATAAACTACTTTGAACCACGTAGTATTAAAAAGGTTGAGTTCAGTCAAGCACTCAACACCTATTGCCATAAGCTGCTCTAATCGCTTCGTATCAAGTCCTGCACGATTTATAGCACTCATTACGCATTGACGGAGTGTGACTACTGCGGGGGTGTTTAAATCTTCCATTATTCAGTAACTTTTAAATCGCTTCTTGAGTTTGCTTTTGTGTCCTCTGGATACTTCTGTATTAACGCTGCCACTACTGCTGCTGCTATCTCTATGTCTTTTCCTGCCGGAAGCGTAAGAACATCATCATCATCCCATGAACTGAAAGGAACAATCAATTTCATTTTTACTCCCTGTCCTGCGAGTTCAACAGTCATCCTGTCATCGTAAAAAACTTTTTCATGCTCTACGTAATATGTAGGAATTTGGTTAATCATCGCAAATTCTAACGCTTCCATAACTTCATTTTCTCCATTCTCTCTGAATATGAAATTAATCTTTTTATCTTTTAACGGGCTGATACTTCTTATCCCCATTTGGTTAGGCAACTGAATTATTGGAGAAGGTAAAATGCTGTAATATTCTTCGGTGACAGTATCGCAAACAACAGCAACATTATCATACCTTTTTATGTAATGATCCAGTTGTGACACGTCACGGAAGTGTATTGCCTGTAAACATAAAGCATGAATAACAGCGTTGTAAACAAGTTCAATCTCTGCTTCAAGAACGGCATCATGTATCTGTATCTTTTTGTCAGCGACACCTGCACTCAACCTATCTCGGCAAATTTCTATAATGTCTTTTTTAAGCATTAGCTTTTATTATCAAGTTTATTTTCGCTTTCCCTTAGTTGTGCGTATGTGAACAGTTCGCTTTCTCTTAAATTTATCCCAATCATGCTTAAGATTATGTTGGCTAATTCCAAAACCTCCGGTTCTTTCCATTCCAACTGAACTGAATTGGCGACATCGTAGTCGTAGTAATCTGTTACGGTATTAAACGTATAGGCATACACTGGTTTTGCAGGGTTTTTAAGATATACAAAATCTACCTGCTGTAAATTTACAGGAAGAAACCTTATCATACCGTTCTGGAAATTACAAACAGGATATTTAAAATTAGGTCGCTTTAGTCCACAAGTTTTGTAATAGTCATATTCCTGATCGGATAATACTATTATCTGCCTGTAATCAATCGTTGGCTCACAACTTGCATCACCAGTATTTGTGCTTGTTACTCTTTTATAAGAAAATGAAGAATAGTGACAGTAGTCAGAAGGTATGTTTGCATATCCATTTGAATCAATAAATAATGGTGCTACCCCGTCTTTACCCATCCATACCTTAAAAGGTAGTAACGCATCACTAAACTGCTGACTTGTTTCAAAATATTTATACTTTTCACGAAACAACATCGTATTTGCTACCGGAAGTAGCGTGTTATACTGCGAGGGCGACATGGTATTCCCCGATTGTTCTTTATTACAGATAAAAGAAATAAAACTTAACAGTTCAGATAAATCCATGTTATACAGTTATAATTCTGTAAGAAATATAATAAGTAAGACTTTGTGCAGGGTCGCCGGAAGCGTAGTCAGGGTCAGCCCTATCAACAGCCCAATACAATGCTTTGTTTGCTATAATCTGTGTGTCTGTTGCCACTGTTGCTATCGCCCCTGCTGCTGCTGCTACATTTAACAACGCAATCTTATTTACACTTGACAATAAAGAGTAAACATCAATCGCCTGTGGCACTGATGCTGTATCTGTATATAAGTTGCAGGTTGTATGTCCCGCATAAGGCAACGTCCAATCTCTATTCCTTCTTGCAATACCAACAAGTTGTATTGCGTATCCTGCTCCTGGATTATCAATAGCTATTAATGGAACAGAATTACCCTGAACAATATCTGCATGTGTGACAGTAAATTCTTTTACAAATATTTCAGAGTGTTCATACCAACCTTTTACTCCGGCTGAATCCGTCCCATAAAGCATAACTGCACCCGGCGTTAGTACATCACCATCAAGTTCAATTTTGTGAGTTCCTGCATCTATTACAATACTTTTCTGAACTTTTCCATCAAGATAGTCAGGTGTGGGGTCTGTTGAATCGGAAAGAATTTTACCAATATCTGTAGCATTATTTCCTGTTACCACCACAACAGTCCACGCTGCAAGATCAATATCGTAATAACATTCAATATTACATTTTCCGGTAATTTCTGACTGTAGAATAGTTCTTCCAAAGACAATCAAATCACCAGTCCCAAGTGTTATATCTCCAATTATTATAAATTTAAACATAGTTGCATCAACTGGGGTTCCGAGTGGTGCTATCGTGAAGTTACCGTTTAATGTTATGGCAGCAGGGCAATACAGAACATAAAGATTAAATGAATCATTTACGTTTAATGTTTCTGCACCGCCAAGTGCTGTTATCTCTATCGGATTTATATTTTTAACTTCTGACATATTATTATTTTTTATTCAATGTAACACGTAAATAATTTGCAACAACAGAATTTGCTACAGCCGTAGATGAATTTTGTGCAGTAAGTCTTACATACCAAGTGTTTGCAAGAAGTTCTGATGTGTTTACTTTTCCATAACCAAGAACAGTTGCAGGTGCATTTCCAACATAAAAAACGTATTCAACGATCTGTGTGTTTGCTGCTATTCTTGCTATGTTTGCTTCAAACTTTATTGTTGCCGGATTATATACACTAATACTTTGTATAAGTGTTGGCACGTTTCCGAAGTAGAAATTAATAATCTTTGGTCGTCTACTTAATGCTGGTGCTGTTTCAAATAATGCTTCAACTTTCCAAAAACTCCCATCGGTTGTTAGTGTATTATTAGGTGATGTAATCGTATATTCTTTAAGTGTTTTTTCCAAAAGGTTTGCATCTGTTCCTACATTAACAATATCATTATGTAATACATTTGCGAAAACATTTGGTAAAAATTCAGCCTTACCTGTTGCACCATTATAAGTCAAAACATATCCGTCTGCCGGTGGGTTTGTCACAAGGTCAATATCGCTGATATGCGTCATTCCAAGTAATACGTTATTCCACACACCGGTAGTTGAATTATACATTACTACCTGCTTATTTACAAGTGAAAGTTGAACGGTATCTGTATGATCGAATAATGCTTGTGTAGATATTCCTGCTGCCACTGCTGCATTAAAAATAGTCATATCAAGGCAAACCTGATAAGTAGTTACAGTTCCAAGAGTTGATGGTGTTACTGTTATACCATTACCGCAAGTAGTCACTATTGAAGTTCCGCCTGTTCCACCGCTTATTGATATTAAAGGAACAACCTGAACTGGTGCGTTACTCGGCTCGTTGCAACAACTACAACTGTCTGCTTTTACAAGTGCAATCAAATTACTTAACTCACTGGCTGCTGCATCTGTGTCGCCACAATTAGTAGCCATACTATAAAGCATCCATTCAGCAATAACTTTTATAAGCAAGTTCTGGTATTTTATTGCTTCTTGTGAAAGACTTGTCGCCTTTGCTTCAAGGTAATTTGTATATACATTATGAATACAGTCATAGGCACAACAAAGTCCTTCTTCACACTCTACTACATGCGTTGTCGAACCTGTTACTACCACCGTATATGTGGCTCCGGAAGGTAATATGTAAACAAGCGTAGTGCTTACCGTTGCAATATATGTTTCAGTCCATATTGTTGTGATAGTGATAGTATCAGTTGAACTTACCTCTTGTGCGTGAACTGCTGCACCCGTTGACGGGCTTATTGGATATGTCAACCTGTGAACCCTTGTTATTGAAGAAGGTGCAAGTATCGTTCCGCATGAAGTAGCTGAATATGTAGAAGCATCATGGCTTGTCAAAGACCCAGTTAAACATGAACTTGTTACCTCTATCTCTACCGATGGTTCAAGGAAACAAAAATCTTCAAGTATCGTAGTTGTATATATTGAATCTACCGTATAGTCAAGTGTTCCATCAATTACTGCTGAAGGTATCGCACCTGTTGTAGCCACCGTTGTTCTGTCTAACACTACATCATAACTGCAATTAGCTGTATCAATAGTATATGTTCCGTCATTCCATGTTGATCCTGAAACGTCAAAAGTCCCACCTGTTGCGTTTAAGATGTCTGCAAGATAGTTTCCGGAAATAACAAAATACTGACTTGCCTGGCTTAAAGCTATAATGTTCCAACTCTTTGCTTCTGCCGTTACCTTTGCGGAATAAGTTAATTCATATTCACCATTTATAACTACTCCGTTTACGTCAATAGGTAACACATGAGTAAACACAAGTGATACGTTTGCGTCAATATCAGGTGCAGCGTAGTTTACATTAGCGTGAAAAATACCGATAGCACTCTTTAATGTAAAAACACCATTAACCTGTGTTAATGCAATTCCCTGTGCAACCCACGGGGTTGTGTCTGTTAATGTAAGGTCGTTTGGAGAGTTATTAAGATTAAAGGAACGACTAAAATCTAATAATGAGTTATTCATTGTTTATAAGTTTAAGATACAAAAATATAATGAATAAAATTAAAGTGCAAACGCAATTACAGTTTACTAACTATAATTAAGTAAAAAAATACACATTTTTCGTATAAAACAAAAATCCTACGACGAATCATAGGATTTTATCAATAAAACTCGATTTATTTTATTTAGCTATCTGCTCTGCCTTTGTGCTTAATTCTACAAATAACGCATTGTCTGTTGACAGCTTTTTTGCCAAACTGAAAATACATTTGTCCGGATCAAGTTCCGATGTCTTACAGGTGTGGATTTCTTTTCCAAACTTTGCATCTGGTTCCTTTTCGGTGTAGTGCCACTTAAAAACAATTCCCGCCCTACGTGTGAATATAATTCCTTTTTCTGAAATACCCCTGACAAATGAAACCATTGCTGTATCTACCGCCTCTGATTCCTTCGCCTTTGCTACAAACTCATTATATATCCCCTTGTTGGTCTTGTGTAACCAAAAAAGGTGTTCAATGAATCTTACCCTGATCTCAGGAAGTGACATTACATACCTTGTCCTTTCCTCTTTCATAATCTCGTCAAAGAAAAGTTCTGTTGCAATAGCTTCTTTAAGATTATACTGTGCAGCAAGTTCACGCATCTTTGCTTCCGGAAGAACAGAGTTGTCAACAGTTATCAAATACTCTGCCTCTGTCTTTGGCACAGAATCCTGTAATGATTTAAACGCCTCAAACTTCTTGTTCTCCAAAACAAAATGCTTTTCATGGTTCATCTTGTTAATATCCGGATTCATAGAGTTATCACAAAATGTGCTTTTGTATAATAGGAAAAACGCAAAGTCTGCTTCAATTTCTTGAACCATTAAATAACCCGTGAAAACTTTTGCGTTAGGTAACAGAACTTCATTGCCTTTTTCATCACGCATCGAAGAAGTGAAATACTGCCATTCCTCTGTTCCGTTGTTTTTGTTGCTTACAGTTTCTTTAAACCGTATTGTTTTACCACCAGGCCACTCAGGTCTTGATGGATTGTCCGGATTTGGAATTTTATATCTTTCCGGATATTTGAAAATTAGTGGGAATTTGTAACTTGCCTTTATCTGTTTGATACCGGCCTTGATTTCTTTTGCATATTCATTGCTTTCGTCAGCTAATGATATACGGGTTGAATTTACAGCGATCATGTTTTTTACCTTTTAAATTTAACTTTAACTTTTTATTTATTATCAATGCAAAGATATATTACGGTTTTTTATCCTGCAAACACAATTTAGCCATTCTTTTCTCCCAACCTTTTCTCATATTAGATTTTGATTGCTCTGAATATTCTCCCTTTTTACCCTTATTCCACGGTACTCTACCTACACTTAATAATCTTAACGCTTCCATCCTTTCATCAAATGTTTCGCTGTTTTTAATTGCATCACTCATTTTCTTTCTTGATTCTTCTGTAACCGGTGTCATAACTTGTAATGCACGTTTTTCTTTTATTATTGCTTTTGTTTCATCCGTATGTGTTTTGCCCTTCATTGGAGAAGATTTACCTTTATTCCAGGGTACTCTACCTTTATTTGTTTCACTCAATATTTTTTTCATTTCTTCGCTACATGGCTTACCTTTCTTTCCTTTTCTTGAGCTTGGTTTACCTTTTTTAGCAATGCTCATTTTTTGTTTTGATTCCTCTGACATTTTGGATTTAACACATCCACCCTCTCTTAAATTTAATCCAAACTTTGAATTAAAACATTGGTATAATTCAATATAATAAATTTCTAAATCATTTAATTGTTCATAATCACACTCACAAACTATTTCAAACTTATGGTTTTCTACTCCATATTTTTTAAAAGAGTTATATATGTGTGTTTGTTTTTTACATTGTAGATTTTTATACTGGTTCCATCTTGATAAAATATCATACGATTGTCCAATATATATTTTATTGCTTGGTGAAGTTATTTTATATATTCCAGTTATTTCCATAAACAAAAAACCTTTAGGTTTCGCCTGGCAGAGCTACTCCCTAAAGGTCTTGTTATCATGTTATGTATCTGCCAATACATTTATAATTAGTTGAATATTAGATTGTTATATACACCAACTGGTTTGATTTTACAACCTGGAGGCCTACCTCCGACATCATGAAGGTATTGCTTGAATCTATGGTACTTAATGTTTGAGCAGTTTCGCCTGCACCAGAGATTGTGTACATCAACTGTCTGCGTGAGTAATTTCCAAGTCCTTTAAAACGAACTTCGATGTTATTCTGTGTTTCACCGGTTTTGGGATCTCTTGCCTTGCTCAAAGGAATCCATACTCCTCTGCTTGGGAAAGTCAGACCCGTTGATCCGAAAGTCTGTGGGTTAGAGAAGTTGGTATTACATTTAAACATGTAAGAGAAATTACCTTTGCGGAAAAGGTTGAAGTTGATACTCATTGCCATTCCTTCGTCACCGCCAAATATTGACCTTGACATGGTTGTGAAGTCAACGCCAGTGTTAAGGTTTGACTGATACAGAAGGTTGTTAATTAAGTTGTCAAGGGTGTATCCGTTGATACCCATGATATACTGTGAAGTAACACGCTGACCGGTAAGATAAGCACCGATAACGTCAAAATTGGCAAGTGTGAAAGTTCCACCATGATTCAGAGTTAAACCCCTTGCTATTGCGTGAGGGATAAGACCCTGAGTAGTGTTTACTGGATTGCTTAAACCGGCAGAACCAGTCTGAACAACAGTGTTAGTGTTAGGCTGACCCACCCAAAATGCACCGTCAATTTTCTGTGCAAGTCTGTGTTCAAGGTCACGGGTTGCGGTAGAATAATATCCGCTAATTGCACCGCCTTCTTCATATACAGTACATTTGATTGCGTCTGCTAAAGCACCACCTTCTGTTCCAACTCTTTCTTTTACGATCTGAGTATAGAATGTGCGTTTAGAAACTTTGCGTGTTGCAGCAGTAGGCATGTCTGTTCCTGTTGCAAATGCACCTGAAACGATAGGTATAACAGCACCAACGGAAGCCGGAACAACCTGAGTTGCGTTATATAACCTTACATTAATAGTAGTTGTAAAAGGAGCCATAGCACCAACCGTTTTTGATTCAATACGACCTACTGCATCGTTTGAATACATGATTGAATCACCTACTCTCGGATAAGACCATCCGTTTGCGTCAACGTCAGTTGCGTCAAGAGTGATTACGTCTGTTGTAGTACCTGTTCCTGTATGTGCAGCAACAGTAAAGTTTTCAACAATGTTATTGTCTTCAAACGCATCCCATGTACTTGCACTTACCATTTTCTCACGCCCCATAGAACGCAAAATCTGGAATGTAGGCAAGAACTGATCCCCGTTCTGTGCGTATAACATATTTTCTTCCTGAACTTTTAAAAAGTCCATACCACCAATTAATTGGTTGGTTAAAATTGCACTAACTGCTTCAAAACCCATTTTATGTATGCCTCATACTTTACTTTGAGGTCTTTGTTTTTTGTTTATGTATTATTTTTATAGTAGTCCATCACCTTTTTCCTTTCGGCTTCGTTGTGAGATTTTACAGAATCAACTTTATTTTTGGCTTCTGCCTTATTATTGAGTGCGGAAGGGTTGTTAAACTCCTTATTCCACTTCTCGTCTTCCATTGATCGGGCATTACTTGCGACCTGGTTTACGATCTTAGACCAATTTTCCATAAGGAAAACAGCCCTCACATAAGCCTGTGCTTCACGGACAGAATCCTCTGTCGGTGGCTTTCCACCCTCTACAAGATAGTCAAGAACTTTTGTGGCAAGGGTTTTCTTTTCTTCTTCACTTGGTTTATAACTCATAAACTCTTTTTCTTCCTCATCCTTTTCCCCTTTTGACATGATTGGAAGACTGTCAAAACTCTTGACAATCTCTGTCGCAATAGGTTGCCATACTTTCTTGCTTTCCTGTTTGATCTTTGTCAGCTTTTCGGCATACTCCTTCTGTTGTTTCTCTTTATCTACAACTTCGGTTTCTGGAACTTCAATGCTTTCAAATTCTTTCAATAAATCTTTACGTGCTGTCTTGGAATCAATATCCAATTTCATCTCATTCAATTCTTTCTTGCTAACTTCTTCTGGGTCTTCTAAATCGTATTTATCATTAAGGTTATACTTGTCTTTTAACAATAAATCTACCTTGTCTTCCTTTCCTTTGTATTCCGGATTGTCTTTTAAGAACTTAGTCCTTAAAATGTCAAGGGGGTTATTGTTACCGTATAATAACGACTTATAGACTTCAAAATCATCAGGTTTGTTAGACTTGATATGATTAAGCCTGTAAAGGTCTTTGTCAATGAACGTATTTTTTGGCTTTTCAGCCAACTTTGCTTTTGCTTCTTCAAGTTCAGCCTTTAGATCATCCCTTTCTTTTTTAGTAAGGTCTTTATCTTTTAAGGCTTCTTTTATTTCGTCAACAGAATTGTATTCACCAATGTCTGCTAACTTTATTCCTTCTTTATTTTCTTCTTTGACTTCGGGTTTAACCTCTGTCTTTACTTCTGTTTTTACTTCCGGTGGTTCTGCGTTTGACCTCTCTTTTATAATCCTGTTCTTTTCTTCCTGAATCCAAACTGCCTTACCTACTATGTCGGTTTTTAAATTTTCCGGCATTTTTGTTTCGTCAACAATAATTTTTTCTTCTGACATGACTTTACTTTTTAGGTTTAACTTTAACTTTTTATATAATATTTTACAAAAATATAATCAAAATTTCGATACCGCAAACACAATTTAGGTTGCCTACTGTTGCATCGGACTTACAGGTGGTTGTAATTCCTGTTGCTGTTCTGTGTCAAGTGCTGCCTGAACTCCAAGTTTCTGTAACTCCATCTGGAAATCCTGTTGCTTTACCTTACCGTCTATTACTGCCTTTGCTGCATATACCCTAATGTCCTGATCGGCTTGTGCAATAATTACACTTTTCTCTGCCTCTGACTTTTTCATAACAGCGTCAACTTCTAAAGACTTGTTCTGTTCCATATTAACTTTGGCAAGTTCAAGTTCCTCTTTCTGCTTCTTGCTTTCCCAATAACTTAACATAGCTTCACAATATTTTATACCGCCAGGCATGTTTATCTGTCTTGAAATAAACAGGTATTGTGACATCGTTATTCCAGGAGCACCACTCTTACCTAATGCAAGTGCTGACTTAGCTGCTTCAAGAACATTGGCTTTTTCAAACTCGGTAGGTCTTGCGTGTATGTGAATACCTAACTTGGAAATTTTATTGTTTTCCATTGCACGTATTGATTCAACACCGGCACTTCCAATAACACCGTAATAACCTTTGTTGTCGTCTTTGTTAAACATACAGATAAGGTTTATCCTCGACGCTGCATTTCTGCTAAAACTTTCTTTTATAGAAATGTATGCTGAGTATAATCCTTTTAATGTGTTGTTAGTTGAGGCAAGGGCAAGTTGTTTTCCTCCAAGTGTATTATCGGGTTGCATTGTTTCATCAGTAAGAGTAACAGGATCAATACCTGTTATCTGTGCTATCTGATTAAATGCCATCGTCATACTTGCTGCTGTTTCCTGTATAACTGTCCCCGCACCACCGGCTAATACTTCAAATGGTTTCGCCTGACTTGCGTTACTTCCGCCTGTTGCCGGTTTATCCCTGTAAACATAACTTCCTGACTGAAGATACATCGCTATAACTTCAAGTGGTTTCATTTTCTTGCTACCGAACATTATGTTTTCAAGTGATTCTATTTCTACAGCGATTCCAGGAGGTGGTGCTTTTGCAATACCGTTCTGATACCTTAACTTAATCATTTGTATATCGTCAAGTATTGGTAAAAGCTGCTCCATTATAGACTTGCCTTTTAGCTTATATACGTGAAACGGAATACCTGCTGCACCTTTTTCGTTACGTGGTATGTCGTTCATTATTCCGTAATCCCACATAAAATCAGTTTCGGGGATCCACTTGGCATGATATACTACCTGAACATTTGTTATAACAGTTTTCTTGGTATCGGTATCCCATACCTTTCCATAAGTTGCAGGATACATTTTACCGTTTTTCTTAGTATGGTATTTATTGTTTACTGTTTTATATGCACCATAGATAACAGGAATACGCCAGTTATTAAACTTCCAAACATTACCTGCTTTTACATTAAACGAATCACTCCATACTGGATTACCGTATTTACCTGCAAAAGACTGTGCTATCTTTAAAATCTTTTCTTCACTAAGTCCTGTTTCCGCTTCAATATCAGCAATAGTATATGACATTGGTATAGCACCGTATCTCGCATTGGCGAAATTGTTTGACCCGTCATAGTCTATAATAAGGTCTGCTATGTCAATATATTTTTCGTAAACCTTTTGTTCTTCCGTATTAACATAGTCCATCGTTGCCGCCATGTTAATATCAATAAGATCACCAATGATATTACGCTTGTTTTCCGGATGATTAGAAATATCGAAAGTGTGACCCAAACATTTCTCCATAAAAACTTCATACGGAAGTTTGAATCCACCCATGCCAGCAAACAGTTCAAGTTCCTCTCTGCTTTCAGGCAATACTTCGTCTTTCGGTGGTATTCCAAGTGTCTGATCTATTTCGTCAAGTATAGTTTTATATTTCTTTTTAAACCATAACATTTCCTTTGCACGTTCTTTTTCTGCACCTGACTTTTCATCGGTAGCGTCAAGCAATACATCATGCTCTTGACTTTCCATGATACCCATGATCTTACTCTTAATCTTTGGTGCAGGACTGAAAATGTCGTCAAAGTTTACATTCATCCAACCCTTACGCTGTTCACCAGGTATCTCTTTTCCTAAGAAAAAGTTTTTGTATTTTGTTCCTGACTGTCTGCCCTCTGCATAATCCCTTAGCTCTTGGATTTTATCAAGTTGGTTGTATCTTACTCCGCATTTATTGTCAAGATATTGATATACTATTGCATTTAACCAAGCTAAATTCCATTCAGCTTCACCCTTTTTCTCAGGACTTACGTCGTCGCTTGGAAATGGATAGGAATTTCTTAAATATTTGTCACTATTTAATAATGATTGGTACCCCATATCGCATGAGTTATATTAAAAATATTCTATAAAAAATTTAAACTTATAAGTTTTTGTTGCTGCTGATGCAGGAATAAACATCCCGAATGTATAGTAATATCTTGAAAATGCACCACCTGTTCCTATTTGGTTGTATAGTGAATTTGGATTTCCTACCTGTGTGTCATATAATGTATTTGTATCTCCAACTAATTCATTTGGATTTGGTGTAAGTGTTCCTACTGGTGAAAATTGTCCGTCATAATATACACCACCACTAAATTCAAATGTATTTCTTTGTCCAGAAACAACAGAACTTGCTGCACTTTTAAATCCTGTTATTAATGCTACATCTATTGCATCCGGCCCAAAAGATGATGCTAAATCTGCTTGAACTATATTTGTATAGCACTTAACTAAAGAAACCGTTGTTGGTGAATTTTCACTACCCCACTCTCCTGTTAATGTTATATTTCCACCACTAAGACCTATTCCACTTGAAGCACCAAGTCCTGTTTGTGTTATACCATATCTATTTTCACCAGACCCACTTGTATGAGCAACTGACATTTCAACAAACTCTAATTGATTTGTTGCAGGTGGAGTCCAAGACCAAGCACCAGGTAATGGATTTTCCCAACAAGTAAAGATATAAGATTTTCCATCGTTAGGTATTGTTGCCGATCCGTTTGTTACTCCGTTTATACTACCACCCGTTATACTCGGATATAATACTATTGGTTGAGTGCTTGTATTTATAACTGTAAGTGACATTCCCTGAACTGGAGGATATGGCAATCTTGCACAAAAATTACTTGCCGATGATGTATCTATTATATTAATACCAAAATTTAATTTTGCAGTAGTTGTGCTTGACGTTCCATTAACGGTAATTGTATAAACATTTTCGGCTAATGGACTTAATGATAATTCATTAAATAAAGAATATCCTCTGGATGTACCAAAAAATACGTTACCGTCTGCTGTATTTACGCAAAGTTGACCCTCTGATATATCTGTATCTCTCGATACACCATTAAATGTAGTAGGGGTTTGTCCTTTTGTTTTTAGAATTAGAGTTTTGGGATTCCTTATAATTTCAGTCATGGCATGAGTTGTTTAATTTAACATACAAAAATACTGTCTATTAAACAACCTTGCAAACACAATTTAGCTATAGGTATAGTCAGGAAAGAAATCTGATATGTTGGTATATGATTCCTCTTTTGGCTTCATATTTATAACACCGTATTTTGACTGACTGCCAAGCAAACAACCACCTGCACTTGTAAACAAGTCGTAATTTGTCATGTCGGCAAGTCCTTTTATCTTTTTTGCTTCAAGCAAAATCTCTTTGTGCCTTTCCCTGTGACAGTGTTTTTGTAAATAATCTATGATAAGATTGAATAATTCCGACTTGGAATTGTCAAGTGAACTAAACCCTGCTGTTGGTTTATATTTTCCAGTCGTCTTATCTACCCCATATTTCAAAAACCCTGCATATCCTCGCTTAGTAAAATATTCAATAATCAACGGCAGGTTTACTTCCGGATACATCAATGCACCCCAATAAATACACATCATTAGCATATCCTCTGCATACTCATCTGTCGTTGCGGGTCTGTAACTATACGTGCAGACAAATCTGTTAGTTATCCAATCTTTTATTTCTTTGTCGTGTGGGTCTATATTAAAATCCCTTTCCCAAAATACACTACCTCCACCGTTTGACATTCTGCTACCTGCCACCTTACTCAATCTAAACGGGTCGGCACTGGCTGTAAACAAGTCTGGATTTTTGGGAAACCATATACCATGATTTACATACTTTTGATTAGTCTTTTCCGGTGCAGGAATATAAGAAACATACCACCTTCCGTCAGGACATTCATTCCATACAACTGCACTCTCAGGATTATTCTTATCTATCCTTTCGTAATTACCCCTTTGTGTTGCCTGTCTGTCAAAAGCTAACTCACTTAATCGTAAATCAATCTTTTCGTAAGGCATACCAATATCACCACTTTCAGTAAGAAAACAGTCTGCATACTCCAACGGAAACAAACGCTTGTTTTCCCTATACGTTCTTAATGAATTTTCATCGCCTTTTTTTAGTAATGCGTTAAGGTTGTTTTCAAGAAACTTCCTTGACCCTATTTTCTTTTGTATAAACTCGGATTGTTGCTCTGTTGGTGTATCTATTACAGATACTCCATACTCGTCAATAAAACCTTCTAATCCATCGTATGCAGGAAAGAAAATAACATACAGTCCTGATAACGTGCTACCGTTTTCTGTTCTTATATAATAGTTAGACTGATCGCAAAGTTCCTTAAACCTATTTATGTTTTTATCAGCCATTTCCCCAACGGTTGTTGGATGAATCGTAAACCCCGTAATTATAGCACCCTGACCCTGTGATAAACAGTTCTTTGTTACTTGATGGCGTGTTAGCGGACATTCAAGTATAACTTTTCCATCCTCATCTGAAAGATAAAATAATAACTTTGTGCTATCATAAAACCCCCTGTCCGCAGTTGAAGCATAGTTAATTTTTGCTTCAAGTCCTGCATCACCACCAACCATATTATTATTTGTGGACCTTATTCCTGGTTCATTGAATAATATTTCTTCTTTTGGGTTCGTAGAGTTGTCAAACTTTGGCTGAAAGAAAAATGGTAGTTTCCTCCATGAGTGAACAATTTTACCAAAGTCCTGTTTCCCTGTATCTCCATCCATTGCCTGAATACCAAATATACTGTTTGGTATCTCTGCCCTTGTTATCATTTCAAGACCTATGCTTTCAGCCTTGTATGTATCACCAAAACGCCTACCTTTTAATCCTATCGTTCCAAAACTTACACGCCTACCTGTGTCAACTTTTTCGTATTCATTTCGTTCATTCTGTAACGCTAATCCGCTTGTTTCCTTTTCGGTGCTTTTGTGTTTAAAGTCAAACGTGTCATTGTATGCAAACCTCTGAATTAGAAACCAACGCCTATCCCTATCCCTGTAACTCGGCAGCCCTATGTCAAGATAAAAATAGTTCAGATAGTCAAAATGCCAACCGTCAATGTATGTAGGTTTCCCATTATTAAAAAACCAATATCCAAACAACCTGTGATACCACTGCTTTTTTATCCACTTTATCTCATCACGAAAAGACCGTTGGTTTTTATTAAGTCTTTCCCAGATAAGATCAATGCTACCACCGCAGTCTTTTTCAAGTTTTTTTAACTTAGGTGGGTATTTCTGCCTTGTAAACTTCTGTTCTTTTGCTGGTAATCCGAAACCATCAATAGTTTCCGGCTCCGGCATTTCTGGTAAGTCAATTCTTATGGCAATTAAATTCTTATCCCCGTCATTTATAAGGAAAAATTTATCTTCTACCTGATATTCGTCAAGTATAGATTTTTTAATATTCTTATATTTTGTGTATTTCGCTATCAACCTTTTAAGTAGTTTTTAGCACCTTCCATTCCTTTGTCACGAATCAGTTTAGCCATAAGTTCAGGTTTAACCATTAGCTGTTCCTCCTCGATAGCTTCCTCTAATTCTCTTTCAAGTGTCTTGTTTGTGTCGTTATTTAAAAGTTCACTCCTTAATATGTCTATCCTACTGCGTAACGCATTGGAGTTGGCTATTAAGTCTTTTGTCTTGTCAATAGAACTTGTATCGTCAGAAATCAGCTTTTGCTGTTGGTTGTAGTATGCCTCATTTACAACAATGTATTCTGAATAGTCAAGGTCTTTGTGCATACGGATATATCGTATTATCATTCCGCATACTTCAGTATTCCTGCAACCTAATATGTTTGCATAATCCTCATCATTTTTACTAATACCCGCAATATTTGCTGCTTCGATCTTTCGGGCCATAATATTGCTTATGATATGAAACGGAGTGTTTTTATCATAAACAAATGCAATGTATTTTAATACCCTTACAGGATGCTTTACTTTTTTATTAAATTCAGGATATTTTTTAAGTTGTGGGTATTTTTCTAAAATATCATCTTTATCAGTCAGGTCGTATATTCCTTTTAATAAAAGATTTTCAAAGTCTTTACTATCAAATTCAGCCATACCTTTTGTTTTACTTTAACTTTTAACATACAAAAATACTGCTGATTATATTACTATGCAAACACAAAACCCCAACCGTTTTAAGATTGGGGTTAGTATTATCGCCTTTGATTATTACGGTAGCGGTGCGTAGATTGCTGCGTTGAACATAGAACTACCCTGAACAAGAACGGTGTCAGTGAAATACGGCCAGTTGATGTCGCCAGGAACTTGAACCTCTTTGCCGTTAATGTTCTGATTGTCGTCAAACAACTTTTTCAAAACAGTAAGGTCGTCGTTGTTGGTAAGATCCCATGCGTTTACCCACAAGAACCATTTGTTATACATATTCCATAAAATTTCTGTTGCACGGTCTATGATAACATACTTGCTTGTGTTATCCGGTGCTACTGCCATAGCTGTTGTAAATACAAGTTTTGTATTGGTGTTCGATGTGATCTTACTTGACTGCCCGATTCCAGTTCCTTCATAAATGAAAACATACTTATCTGCATAGGCATTTATAGTCCAACCAATACCAGCGTCGTCAAGGTCAGCAGTCGTTCCCCCTGATGCGGTTCCGTAATTCAACTGTGCATTTAAACCTCCGCAATACTTTATAGGAATTGCATAAGGTTTAGGTGGGTAAGGAGTGATGATGTAAACAGAACCACTTGCAGGGTTTGTATCCCAGTTAGAATCAACCGTAATGGTTTCTGTTCCGGTTGTTGCTGTGTTGGACAGAATTTTGCGATACTGTCCGTAACCCGTTCCGCTTAAAATATACAGGTAATAACCTGCAAATTTGTCAGTAGTCCAACCAACAGATGCGGTGTCAGTCAAGGTGTTGTTTCCACCTGATGTTGCCTCTGCTTTGTAGGTCGGGTTTCCTTTGTAACTAAATAACCCTTCCCATACCATTTGTGCCTGATTCTTTTCAAAACGTAACGAAGCTGCAAATTCAGCAGGTGCTACGAAAATTGTTGAATCGTCAGAAAGATCATCACCTGCACTTCCGATAAGTTTACCGTCAAGTGCTGTTCTCTGTGTAGCGTCAATCGTGCCTGTTCCTGTTGCGTCAGCACAGAAGTCAAATACTCTGTGTAGAGTAGCGTCAGTAATGGCGTAGATTGTAGAATCAATGGTTCCGGTCAATACTCCGGAAACATCATAAAGATCAACTTCGTTCTGATTCCCATCAGAATCGAATTGCCCGTAGTATTTAAGTCTAACGCAATACGCTGACAAAATACCTTCAACGGTGTCTGAATTGTAAAAAGCTGCGATGAGCATAATTTTATATATTTTTGTAAAACAATAATTGAATTAAAGGCGAAATAACAACATATTTTTTTTATTTGCAAACACAATTTTATTGTTCAACTATTGCCATTATGTTTTTACGGTGTATCCTATAATACGGCTTATCAAGTTTCCTGATAGCGTCAACCTCTAATTCAATATTAAAGAACTTTTCAAAACAGATAACATCTCCCTTTTTTACGTCAAAGGTATCACCGTAGTTCTCGTAACCATAATACTCATTTATCCTGCTTCCTATATTTGTAACCTTTCCGTATAACATGCTTCGTTTTTTCCTGATATGATCCGGTATTTTTATGATAGAACTCTTTACTTCTTCCTCGTCAAGTGCTTCTACCATAATAAATCCATTCATCATAACTATTTCATCTTCACGTTTTGCAAGGAAAATGTCGTCATAACGTAAAAACAAATATAGTTCTTCTTCACAGAAAAACCACCGGCTGTCATCTGATTCATGCAGTGGGTTGTATAGTTTACCAAGTGCCTGTGCTGCTGAAACAAAGTTGTATAAAACATAGTCACCTTCTTTTGTTTCAATGTCAGTTTTCCACCCAAGACTGTTTTCGTGTGGAAAATGATAGAATAAACTTAACGGGTTCTTTATAACCTTACCCCAAACATTTATCCAAATTTCAGGGGAATATGAGGTTTCTAAATACAATTTTATACCATTTTCAAGTTTCTTTTCGTTAACACCCAATAATTCTGGTTTTACCACAATGACATTAGTCATTGCAACCATTTTGCTAAGTTCTTCTCTGCTGATTCTCATTTTGGCTCTCCATTATTTCAAATTCAAATTTACATTCACATACCAATACACGTTTCCGTGTAACATCTTTTTTTACATGACTAAACTTGTCAAAAATAGGAATCTTTGGCATATTATGTAGCGTAAGTCTTTTGCCACATTTAGGGCAAATGTTCTCACGTAAACACATTGCGTATTTTGCAGCCACTTCTTCTGACTGTCTGCGTAATGCTATTCTTTCTTCAAGAATCTTTGTCACCTCGTCTGATACTGCAAATTTTTCAACATCTGACTGCAATAGTTCGTTAATTGTTTTTTCTTCCATTATCTTTTATCTTTTGGTTTATAAGTATTTACAATCGCCACATGTGAATGTTTCTGTGTTGGTGTTTCTTTCGGTGAAATCTTAAAATGTGCTATCCCGTCTTCATTCATTATGCAGATTAGTTGCTGAATAAACTGCCACACTTCTACGTCTATAAATAGTTCGTCGTTATACGAGTGTATGTGTAGCGTGTTTATATATTGCGGTTTCTCTGCCATGTTATTTAAAGTATTTGTGACCCATTGATGATTCCTCTCCTATATGTTTCATAAGACTTGGATTAGCACAAACAAAAGGTATGTTTTTCTTTACCTGTAACGTGCAAAGATGCCAGTCGAATGTGTGAGTTTTCTGTAATGCTTCCATGATTGTTTCATAACAGAAATTATTAAATATGTAATTTGCACCACCAATACTCCTGCGTTCTGTATAATTTTCTGTTTCTTTTAGTATTTTATACCTTTCAGTATCTTCTGCTCCCCATGATGAGCAAATCCTGTCTGGAAATGCTTTTAAAAGTTCAACACCTTTTATAAGCCAATTTGATTCCATTAACATATCAGGATCAATATTTATGAATATATTAAAATTTCTGTCATGGAAATATTTAAAACCATAAAAAAGATTATAAGCTATTCCATAATTATTTTCGTTAAAAATTTTTATAAGTTCAAATTTATCGTTATAATAATTGGCTATTATCTGTCTTGTATCTGAATCACTTTTATCATCTATTATAAAAACAGTAGTTGGATATAAAAATTCTGTTGCACAGAAACAATCAAGTGTTTGCTTTAAATAATCCGGTCTATTGTAACACGGTATTACAATACCAATCTTATTATTTTCCATCATTCAACCTCCTGTTTACCCTGCTAAGAGTTGCCTGATCTATCTCTTGACCTACAAAAAATCCATTCTTATAATCTTTTTTATCAAATCGTTCCCAATGTTTGTTTTTATTTTCCGTTAATTCCTGTAATATATCAGGACTATTTTTATATTCCAACCACATAGAAAGTTTATCACGTTCAATGTTAGTGTTTATTCTGTGTCGCCACATTCTTCCCGTGTTTTGTGAATAGAATTTAAAATAATCCATAGTTTTATAAATAATTATATTTTTTCATGTCGTTAAAATAAAACTCAACAACTCTTTTTATGTAACACACATCTTTGAAATAACTTTTATAGTCTTTTCTTACTGAAGGTACGAAATGTTTTAATTCTCCTTCAACTCCAAGTATTCCTTTAATAATTTCAACGTCACTTTCAAAATCTTCGTACCGTCCAATAAAATCCATTTCGTTTCCTATGAAGTTTCCGTAAACACTCCCTGGTAACATATCAGACATTGACGGCTTTGGCATATCTGTCCTGTTATCGTATTCAAGAGTTACAGGGTGTCCGAACTTTTCTTCATACTTTTTAAAATCCCAATAACCATGATATTCTATTCCAAAATACTCAGGGTATATAAGCTGAGAAACCACCCTGTCAAACGGGTTACGGACAAATGAAAACTTAAAATAGTCATTCCAGTATTCTGCGTATTTTTCCTTTGCCTGATGCCACGTATAATGCTTTTCGTTCACATCACAAACAATATTACCTTTTACCATTTCGGGTTCCAGTAACGCTTCTATGCTCGTACCTCCTGTACGTGGCACATGAATGAATATGCACTTATGCTTGTGTGAAATCATTTTGTGTTTAAATAAAGTTGGTCGCCACTGATATGATCTACCGTGTCGCCTATTTTTACAAATCCGTTTTCATCCATAAACTTTTCAATGTCTTCCTTCAAAGGTTGTCCTTCATACAATTCTATTGCTTCAACTTCGAGGTAAATACATTTTATTTTATTAATAAAATCACCGGCTCCATTTAATACTTTCAATTCAAAACCTTGCACATCTATATGGCAATAGTCAATATCGTTTATGTGTAGAAAATTACAGATATTATCAATTCTGTCAACCATCACTGGTTGCTTTTCGTTAAATTCACACCACGGATGAATGTTTAAATGTTCCTTTGGTTTAAGTAACGAACTTGATTTATTCCCCCAGTTATGCCTTTCATCATTAATACGACCTTCCGGGCAACCTGACGAAACATACATTTCATCAATATGTTTACTGTCGCCTAAAGCACAATTATAAACTTTTATATTTCTGTATTCTGCCGTATTCTTTACACACTTATCATAATTTTCTTTAATTGGTTCAAACGCAAATATTCTTGCATTTGGAAACGTCTTTGAATAACGTATAGAATCCTCGCACTCATTTGACCCAATATCAAATATCGTTATTGCATCTTTGGGATTAAAAATCTTTAGTAACTCTTGGTAAATATTCATACGAGTTCTGTTATATTTTTTGAAATATGTTTTTCTGATAACTCCGAAAATCCCCACGTATCACTATTTTCATAACCATTCCTGTTATAATGATAATCATAAACAGAACTTCTTGGATGGGTTATGTGGAAAATATAGTTGTCAAGGATAACCGACTTTACTCCGTTGTTACGCAAGTTAAATAGTATCTCCCCGTCCATGTGTACCTGTGCAAGTTCTGTCTGGTGCTTTAGATTTACCTCGTCATGCCCTTTGCTTTTTTCAATTAACGTAGTCTTTTTAGCTAAAAGAAAATCCCCTGAGTAGATAGGTGCAAGTCCTCGTTCTGATGTATGCACTCCTTCGTCACAGTCTTTTATTGAAATAATATCCATGTCGCTGTCAACGTCCATCCACCATCTTGTCCTGTAAAACTCATTATCGTTATCATTTGCAATTATCTCGTTCAGCTTAATGACTAACTGCTTATTAAAAACATTGTCAGCGTTTGTGTTTAATACCCACTCTCCCTGTGCGTGGCGTATGCCTACATTCTTTGCAAAGAACTGATAAAACCTTTCGTGTCCGAATTTCTCCCTGATCTTCTCCGGTGAAACAATAATGAATTTAACACCACCTTCCTGAAGTAAATTCTTTATGCTTTTATGCTGATACAATAATTCTCCCTGTGAACACCAGTCGGTAATAAGATACTCAAAGTCGTAGTCAAGGTAACTATTAAGTAACATTATGTTTTTCTTAACAGAGGTACACAACCTGTTTGCGAAGTTATCCGCATGGTCGTCATTACGCCCTGTTATTGATATGGTTATTTTCTTACCCACTTGTCGGTGAAAAGTTTATCGCTGTTCATGTTTTCAAACAACCCGTCAGTTAAATCTTTGCGTACAAATATCATGTTTCCTGTATGGCAAACGAGGTCATATCCCTTTTCGTTACCTAATTTTAACATTGAAGTAAATGAACTTCCCTGATGTTCGCTGTCGTGTGTCTGCTCAATAGGTGGAGGTATTGAGCTGTTTACTTCGATGATGACTATTTTGGGGGTGTAATCTGTAAAATGATTCCATATATGATAATCAATACCGTCAACATCAATACTTAGAATTTCAAAATCTTCTTTAATGTCTGTTTTCTTTAAGATATTATCCAACGAATTTACACCTTCCGGTTCAACCATACCCAATATAGTTGTTATTCTCGGATAATGCTTTTCTGCTGTAACTTTTAACTCTTGGAATTTTTCGTAGTCACCCTCAATATAAACTGCCTTCCATCCCTTTTCAACAAGCGAATAAGTATTGCTGAATTTCGTTCCTTCCCACGCCCCAAATTCACAACAGATACCAAATTTAATATTCAGCCGTTTGAGTATTTCCTCAATGATACCATCCTCACCGTTCTGTGAATAGACGTTTCTTGCAAATTCTTTTAAGTCTGTCATTTTATTTCAAGTTCTTTTCCTGTTAATGCAAAATATAGGTTTTGTAATTGGTGAACAAATTTAATATGGTTAATTCGATAACTATCGTCAATAAGAGACAACCATACTTCTAAATTATCATATAAACATAATTCACCAAAATCATCATCATCATCATTATCTCTAATATTTATTGCATACGATCCATTATTGGTGATATATTTTAATCCTAATTTAATTAACCATTCCTCTGTGAGTGGTATTGGTTCTAAAACATTACATTCGTAATTTATATCACATTCTTCATTTTGATCTGATTTTGTGTGGATTATTATTCCTACATCATCTTTTAACCAGTCAATTTTTGGTATAATACCAACCACAAAACCCTCTCTGTGTTGAGTAGTTGTTCTTAAATAATTTCCCGTTCTAAGTTCTTGTGCTTCCATAATTATTTTGTAAAATGTATAAGTGAATCCCTGAAATCGGGCATTAAATTATCTCCTTCGATCATGTCAATATAAAACCACCCCATAGGATGAAGTTTGGTCTTGTACTGTTCACGTTCAACTTCCGGCACTTCTTTTAACGTAGGGTGGTTATTCCAGTTGGGTATCATAACTACTGCATGACCGTCCGGCTTTAATACCCTCTTAATGTTCTTTACATACGTTTTAACGGCTTCATTCGGCAGGTGGCAGAATACTCCGTAGCACCATACAAAGTCTATGCTGTTGTCAGGAATAGGAGAACAGGTGTAGTCACAGTCGGGGAGTTGATAATAAATAATTTCATCTCCTAATCTTTTTGATTTTGGTATAACATCAATAGCGATAAGTCCATAAAAAGTATTACGCAAAAAATTATTAGTCCACATACCACCACCACACCCTATTTCAAGACATCTGTCTTTGTTATGTTTCAGATACGGATATATACATTTTTGAACAATATTATATGCCATGTCATTAGGAAACCCATTAAACATTTCCAAATACCCGTCACCCCAGAACAACTCAAAATCATCTGCCGTAAAATGGTCTTTCTGCTGACTTAATATTTTTTCTATCTCGTTCATTTGTATCGGATTATTGCGTCGCCCCATTCGCCACCACATGAATAAATTGTCTTTTCAATATCTTCATTGGAAACAAATTCGGGCAACGCAAAGTTATTATCGGAATCAATTATAAAGTTGTATTCAAAATCACCAAACGCTTTAAGATAACCTATTGACGCTAAAAAATTATCCCTGTCAAGTTTTGAAAACTCAATGGAAATAATAGGTATCTTGTATTTTAATACGCTTAATAGTTTACTCTCATGCCCCTCGACATCAATCTTACAGAACTTAGGAATACCGTATTTCTCTATTAACGTGTTTATCGTTACGCACTCTACAATAGATTCTTTCCAGTGTATATTACCTTCCCTATCCATTCCCGTCCAATCCCTCGTAAGTGTTGCAAGTGGCAAATTAAGATCGTTGATATATAAACTTGTGTAACCGTCAATATCTGAAACTGCCTTTTCTTCAATTATTAATCCTGGCAATCGCTGTAACTTTTCAATATTGGTATGGTTTGCTTCAACAGCAACTACCTTTTCGCATAACTGAAGCATTACGTTTGAATAAATACCTACGTTAGCACCTATGTCAAAACACAGATCGTCTTTATTTATTAGTTTACTATATGTTTGTTTTAAACTCATTTAACGTATATGTTGCCCCATGAAGACTGACCTGTTACATTTATTTTGTGCATAATATCCATTTCGTGAAATGCTGTATATACTTTCGGAAACTCCAAATAATCATCCCTGAAGCAATAACCAAAATGTGTATATCCAATATTTATCAAATGTTTACAACACTTTATTACTTCGGTGATCCTTTCCTCTACGAACTCAAAACTTATCTGACCTACCCTCGTATTCAGTCCTTTTAAAACATCGTATTCAAAACCCTCTACGTCAATCTTTATGTATGCAGGTTCACCGTATTTTGCAACCAAATCGTCAAGTGTTATAGTTTCCACCTGAACAGTTCTGCAATCCGAATAGGTATCGCAAAACCTTGACTGTTCCATCCATCCTGTACTTGCAGTTGAAAGAACGTGGTTTTTGTTAATGTAAAAATCCTTTTTCTCTCCCGATCTCTGCGAAACAAGTTTATTTAAAATTGTTACGTTATTATCTCCGTAAAACAATCCTTCCAGTGGTGCTATTAATTCCGGATTAGCTTCAACGCATACTACCTGCGTATATTCGTTTGCCTTTCTCCATGCTTTTGCAAACGCACCCATGTTTGCCCCTATGTCAAATATCAATCCCATTATGTTCTGCTTATATATTTATTTCGTGGTGCATCATTATAAAATACCAATGGTTCTTTTATGAAAAAACAGTCAGTATGTTCAAGGCATTTCTGAAAGTACACCCAGTCCTCCCATTTTGGTTTTAATGGATCCTTTACAAAGATACCGCACATATAAACCAAACTCCGGTGAATCATTACTGACGAAGTGATAAGTATATTCCACGTTTCAAGCATATCCCTTTTTATTATTTCAGGAAACTCGCTTATACCGTAATGCTTTGAAATGAAATCCCAAAACTGCTCAGTAAGATATTTTTTGTAAACTTTCCCTTCTTGGTATGTTACGTCCTCGTTGCTGTAGTATGCTTCCGTTGAAGTAAACAGGTATCGGTCTAACATTAACGGCACTTGTACTTCGAGTTTATTGGGTAGCCACGTGTCGTCGTCATCGAGAAACGCAAGCAGTTCGTTTTGTGCTTTGTGCATACCAATGTTTCTCGCCCTGTACGGGTTTTTGTAGTTCTTCTCTGTTTTAAAATACCTTACGCCCATTGCGTCCCAGTGGGTTTTCTCGTATCTTTCGTCTGTCGAACAGTCATCTATCACAAGAACCTCGTATTTACTGAATGTCTGAGCATGAACACTTGCTATTGCGTTGAGCAAAGAATCGTATCTGTTGTAACTCGGTATAATTACACTTACCATATTATTCCCAAATTAGTTCAATCGGTTGGTGACAACTTTTTACTTCAATATCTTTTACCATATCAAGCGATAATCTTTTGCCTGACAAAAATAACTCATTTATCTTTTCGTTATCCAATCCTTCGTTTCTATTTTTACAAACACTCTGAACAACATTACACGGGTTATTTACAATAATAGACTTGTCGTTGCAGTTCATAAACGGTTTGTTAATAGGGTTTATGCTTAACTGGTATTCAAGCCACGTAGGACTGTCGTATTCCAACTTTTCAAGCAAAGGGTAAATATCAGCAGTCTTAAAGATATGACCGTTCACACTCATTGGATAACCGTAGTAACCTTGTTCGCCTATCCACCGGAAAACATTAAAAGGAGTAAACTCTGGAAACCGTGTCATATCGTTTCCTGAAGGGTAGTTGTAAGAAATGTTCTTGTTCAGCCGCAGCGAATGGCAAACTACATCATCCCGTCGTGCGAACTCCTTGAAGTTCTCGTTATCCATAGAAAACTCATTGCAGAAAATATCGTCGTCGGTAAAGAACACCGTGAACTTATCTTTTGGATCAACGAACTTCAAAACGTCTTGCTGAAAGTTAAATTCTACTTTTACCGTGGTGTCATTCCAGTTATACTTTATCTTGTCGTACCCATGAGTGTATTTGTAGTCGGTGGTTTTGAGAAGTATGTTTGTAATTGAATGGTCGTTGTTGTGAAAAAACTTATCTCTGGAAGTTAGAAATAATTTTAGTTGCGCAGGGCGGTCTTTGGTGAACACAACTATATTCATCGTACCTCGTCCTTTCCTATCCAAAGTTTATACTGTTCTGCCCTGTTATCGTTTTCGTCATAAACCTCACCGACGAATCTGTGATCTACCATAGGCGACGGGAACGGTCTGACGGTTTCGCCTTCAAAATTCTCTGCTATACTGGAATGAATCATCGTATTGTTTTTGTATTTCTCATAAATAACGTCACGCAGAAAATTCATATCAATCATACGTTTATATAAATTATTTCCTTTTGCATAATTCTCTATTTCATAACCCATATTTAATTCTCTATCTACAACCATCCCCCACATTCCTCCCATTACAGGGTAAGTCGTAATGTTATTTCCGTGATGTAAATGATCTCGTAGCACATGAAATTTCTTTCCACTTTCAATCCATTCCTCAACTGCCTCCTTTTCTCTGTAACTTAACCTGCTGTCAGAATCACGTACTATAAAATGGCTTACAGACGGATCGTTATTAGGATAAAATCTCCACATCATCCCTGGCAAATCAAAATCCTGTTGTACTTCCCTTAATTGAACCGTGTCGCTTATTGTTTCAATAAATGCTTCTGGAACTGATGAATTATAATAAACACGAACAACCCAGTCGGTGTATATTTTTTTTGCCAACTCAATATTCCTAATAAGACCAATGGTGTATTTTGGATTAGAACCAAATATACTAAAACTAATTAATTTTACCATTTATATCTTCCGATTGGTTTTGTGAAAATATAATCAATATAACCATATTTTTTTATTCTATTTTTTACGGTTGACCAGCTCATATTTAATTCATCACACCACATTTTTAATGTCTGTGTTTTTGATTTATATGTTATTAAAATACAATAGTTCCTATTGTTTGCTTGTTGTTTTTTCGTCGCCCACCTACAATTATCTGGAGAATAATCACCATTATTATCTATTCTATCTATTGATAATTTTTCATCATAACCATTTTTTTCTGCCCATTTAAAAAATAATAACGGGTTTATTAACCATTCATCACATATTTTTATTCCCCTTCCGCCATAATAATTATAAAATTTGGAATTTTTATTATAACATCTTGCTTTCATGTGACTAAAAACGTTATATAATTTTGTTCCAACATATCCGTGTTTTATTTTATGACAACCGCAACTTATTGTAGCACCTCTTCTTAAACTATGTCCGCTTATTATTTTTTCATTTCCACAATCGCATCTACACAACCAATGACGTTCTTCGTTTTTTACAAATTCAGATTTTATAATTAAAAGTTTCCCAAATTTTTTGTTTGTTAAATCTATAAAATTATACATAAAAAATACCCCAAACAATTACAAAGGGTATCCGGCTGATAGAAAATCTATCGGTGGCAATGTAACTGGATGGGGATTTTTTTAATGTTTTCATACCGAATACCAATGCAAATATATTACATAAATTTTATTAAAACAAACAAAACTTTCATAAGCCAAAATTATTTTCCTTGCGTTCTATATATGTTTTTTTATCAATAGCCAGTTCACTAAAAAACTTCTCCTTGTCAAATTCTTCTCCTGTCCATATCGGGTGATCGTGCCTTGTTATTGGATAGTCAATACGGAAACACTTTCCAAGTTTCTCAGCGACCTCGCCAAACTCATTATCGCAAAACGCTGACACGTAAGAATTATTATATATATAACCGAAGCGGTCATAGTATTTCTTTCCGAGGACAGCCAACGTGCATACGTCAGGTTTTCTCTCGTCAAGATACCACAGCACTCCGTCAGTATCAGGAAATACGTTACTCATAGCACGTACTATGTATGTGTCAAAACCTTGCTTTATGGGTATCATGTCGTGGCTTGCGAGCATTAAAACGCCCCATCCGTCATCCGGTATGCAGGAGTTTATCGCTTCGATCTTATTCTTGCTGTTGACAATGTTTACTTTCAGGTTGACGAAGTTTCTCAGGTATTCCAGTTCGTCTTTGTCAAAGTCGTTTTCTTCAACAACAATGTTAAACTGTACGTTTTCGGATGAATCCAAGTTCTCGTAGTAACTCAGGAGAGTTTCAAAAAACTTATCGTGGTGGCCTTTGACCGGAAAATGGATAAGTAAGTTCATGCTTTTGGCTTTTCTTCAAAAGTTATTTTCAGTTCACAGTTCATTGCTGCTGCCACCTTGTATAATATCTTGGGCGTAAACTTATCATTCTTCTCAACCCTTGAATAGTTTGCCTGTGTCATACCGATCATTTTAGACAGTTGTGCCTGAGTGAGTAAATGCTGTTTACGGACTATTCTTACTATGTCGCAAATTCTAATCATGTGGCAAAGATACACAAATATTTAATAAAGTCAATAAAAATAACATTATTTTATATCAATAAATACTAACAGGGTTTATGTTAATAAAATAAATTAAATTTTGTTTGCTTTATATAAAAAGTTATTTGTATCTTTGTTGGCAGTTTGGTGAACGTTTTTTAAATTAGTCGAAGATATGGTAAGAAATTCTTTTTTGAATTATAATAATGTTGTTTGTAGGCAGACTTCGACCTGCTCCCAAACTACGAGCAACAGACCTAATGATGTAAGTAATACCCCACCCTCGATTGTAGAGGATGGGGTATTGTATTTTAATACCCTTCCTACCAAAGTTAATGCGGTGTTGAACTGGTATCTTAAAGAACTGGGGATGATATGACATTAACGACAACTTCATTAAGTCAAAGATGAACGCAAAAGACATAATTTTACTGAAATAAATAAAAGATGTTTTTAAACAATACTAAACTTTTAAATCCAAACAAGGTCGGTGACACTTTCCTGAATGGAGCCAAAGCCCGAGACGGTAACTCATTCTCAAGCAGAAATGGTAAGGAAATTATGTTATTCCTTCACGGGGTAGGGGTAACACTTTTTTCTTACCTACCACAAACAATAATCTAATCTAAGCAGTATGGAAAAAAACATCAAAAAAAGTTTGCATAGTAACTTTTAAAACCGTATATTTGTTCACCGTTCTTTGATTATAATTTCGTTTAATGCTTGGGTGTTTCTTAATGGTGAGATAGGGTTACAACAATTACCTGAGATCGTTCGATTCGTATAACACCCACAAAAACCGGCATGGTCGTTGACGGAAAAAATCAGTTCTTGTCACGGAACTGTGAAGCTGTAAATCATAACACTATGAATCCCATGACCGGAGTTTTGGACAATAGTAATAGTGTATTGATAAAACGTTTGTCAACTTAAAAGTCCATGACGTAATTTACAGAAGTGATGACACCACGGAAAGACGTGGATTTTTTAAAACCTATGGAAGACAAATACATTAACTTTATCAAAAAACCACAATACGGTGATGTATGCAAAGTGTATAAATCGCAACGATCAACTGTATCTTTCGGAATAGTTATGGGAATAGAAATAGATATTGACTGGGACTACCAACAGAGATACAAAATGTTCAGAGAAATTGCACTTCTAAAACCTTTAAACCAAGAATTTGAATTATCTCAATGTTGCTTCTGCATACCTGATACCAAAGTAAGATTTATTTCTCATGAAGAAGAAAATATACTAAAACTAAAAAACTCAGATACCAAAGAAATTTAATTAAACAAAAATGATTGCAATAATTAGAAAAAAATGTTTCTTTATCCCATGCGCAGAATTTCCAGACGGAACATTGATACCATTGTCACACGACAGCATATCAGATTTTAACCCAGGCGAAGAAGTTAACGGGACAATCCTTGACGTTCCGGAGCCTATCACCACCACTCCTACCGACATTACCAAGAAACTCACTTTAATAACAGACAAGTCTTTCAAGGTAGCACCAAAAGTAATTATCGAGGAAAAAGATTTGCCGGTATTTCAAACATGAAGAGTATGAAACAGTTTTCCATATCCACCGACGCACTACAAATCGTAAACGCAAGAGAAGAAGAATCAAAATACTCAGGACTGTGTGCTAAACACAATTTATGCCCTTTCTGTGCCTCTGACCTGATTCTCACGGATCCCAACAAGCTGACTTATGCCACCTGCTCTAACAGTTCTTGTAACACCGCTTACTGTTTCAATACTTCAACATGGGTAACACTGGAGGAAATGAAATGAAAGAATGGGATCAGATAAAATGCCTTAAATGTGGATTTACATGGAACGCATCAGACGATGAACATTTCAATATCTCATTTTGCCAAATGTGCCACAACTCAGACCGCAAATACCTCGGAGGTAAATACTGGAAGAAAGACAAACCAAAGAAAAAACAACAGTAACCGGATTTTCTTTTTATACACACCCCTTAACAATAGGTGGCTTTCTTATTCCTACCGCACTGCACCCTATCAAAAACTTCATTAGATCACTTATAACGAACTATCACAGACTAACCCTTGTTATCCCTTGTCAACAAGTTTAACAAGCTATAACAAGCTGACAACACTAAATAACCCTCATAAACCCTGATTGACCTTAATTAACCCTGATTAAGTTATTTTAGACTATACACGTTGGTAGTGGTAGTTACGTATATACATACCCCCCGTAAATTTGTGTATATATTCGATAAAAACCAAACCGCACCGCCAAGCGAAAAAATAATAAAGTAAAATGATTGTTCAATTATTCATCTGATTAGTTCATCATCCAGGTAAAAAGCAAAGAGGGATGAAATAAAGTGGTAAATATATCTGTCATACTGTCTTATTTGTGCTGATTCATACTATTGAACGAAATGACAATAAAGCAATATGCAATATATCAGTATATTACAAAGGTTTGTTTCACTTATCGTATTTGTGAAACTAAATAAACAGTGTAAAATGTAGCCCTGAATGATCGTGTAAATTGATCCGGAATAATACCCAGTAAATTAATAGCGTTTTACTCCGGTGTTTTAGTACTGTAGATGTGAGACTAAAGTATATTATATCAATCAGTTACAAAAGTAGAATATTTTGACTAAAAAAGTGTCATTTGATGATATTTTCAGCGTAAAAGTAGAATATTAATAAATTATTTGTATCTTTGCCTGTCTTTGGACGTAATAAATACACTTCTATTTAACATAATATTTTATACTCTCTAATTAAGACTTACATAATGAGATAGTTATACAAATCCTATTTAACATAATATTTTTATGAGAGAATATATATTAGGATCAAAGATATACAGAAGACTGTTATCGAAATACAAGAAAGTTCTTCCTGGTATAACATACACCTTCCCAGTTGAATTAATGTTGATAGCTTACAGTATAAACGGCATTATCAAGTATCCATCATGTTTTGATTACCCTCAGCGCAATGTAGATAAGAAGTGTGCATTGAATGTATTAGAAAGGGGAGGATATGTAATACGCATAAACAGATTCAAGCGACATTACAGATTAACTGATGCAGGTAGAATGTACTGTAAAACTGTAATAGATGACATTAAACAGGGTTTTGAATCTGCTGGGTTGGAATATCCATTCTGATAGTCATTTCATTTCTACGGGGCTTAATTCAAGCCGATAACGCAATAATACTTATAATCTGAGGTAATTAATATTTCAGTTCCTTTGGCCGGTGCTTGGATCAATTCATAATAACCTTTTTACGGATCTTAGTATTAAACCAGTTCAGCCAATCATGATAATGTTCTATTTTACTGATAGTGAATTTAGCCATTTGAATTTATTTTAACATTGCAAATATATGTTTTTATTTCCAAACTTGCAAACACAATACAAAATTTAACAATTTTTTTCTTATTGTGTTTCAGTCAGTTACCCCACTATTTTCATTTTTACAAAAATCTACTTTTAAATTGTGTTTCAAACACG